CCAAGTACACCTAGTCTACGAGAAACTACATCAGGCAATAAACCTAGACTAGCACAGTGCATCGCATGGTTCATAGTTCCAAAGGCTGATATATTACCATTCGACATAACGTATTTGCCATCGTCTCTATAGTTGCATGTATCACTAGATGTTGAAGCTGTAACACTCCCTATAAGTATAATAGTTGCTGCAGCAGAAACTAAAAACAACGGTAATTTTCTCATTTTAATCCTTCTCATCTTCATTCTCTTCTTCTTCTTTTGGCTCTGGGTTATCACCAATAATAAATCCATATTTATTCTCTCGTAAGAAAATTCGAATCTCTGCTATTGGGCGACTCCAAGCCATATGAGATACAACATTACCCCACCCATAAGCAGATACCATACTAGGAACACCTATTAATTCATATGTTCTCCGAGGACTATATACATATAAGCTGCCACCAGAATTTCCAAAAATAATAGGGGAACTTGAAAGATATAATTCATTACCATCTTGATCCCTACCATAACCAGCTAAAAGACCCATTGTAGGAAACGGAGGTTTCCCAAGTCCTGCACCTACTGCATAAACAGTCTGAAAAATCCACGGACCCTCATCTAATCCCTCTGGATATAAAGTAGCTACATAAGGCATTTGTCGCTCAGTGTCTTTAACCCTTAAGAGCGCTAAATCCCGACTCTTATCATAGGCCATAATATCAGCTATTCGTCCCATTGTACCAATAGCAGTACTAAAGTTATTATATTCCCATAAATCAATATTTACAGGGCGTCGATTTTCGGTTTCAACGTGTTTATTTTTTTCGGGACTCCAAACTTCAGTTATTTTTATATAATTTTGAATCACATGGTAATTTGTAAGAACATAACTTGCATAACTCTGATTTTCATCTAACTCAGAATAAATTACCGTGCCAGAGCCAGTACCATTAGCTAACCTTACAAGCACTGTCGGATATAACATTTCCATATGTTCTTGCTCAGGTGTAATCCCACTTTTCTTAGGATTAGCATAACCCAAAGAAGTACTAAATATTAAAATTGCTACTAAAAACACTGTTGAAAATATCTTCATTATTTTTTTCCCTTCACTTATCTTCGTCGATAATCCATTAATCATCCGTAGTTGTACAGTCACAACAACCAGAACCAGGTACACAAGGACTGCATTCACAAGGATCACACATACACTCAGGAATAGGACACGTTACTGAATTTTCTGACATAATAAACACCTCTTTTTTTAAAAAATTTACACGCAAAATAATGTATAAATTATACTTAATTTTTATACAGTCGGCAATATTTAAATTATTAAATTACAACTTACCAACCACCGCATAAATTAATTTAATTCCTAATTCATCAGAAGACTCTAAGGCTCTTCCAACTACAGCAAAGATATTTTTTGTCTCGGCTGCTATTGCAATCCCAGTCTGAGAACTTGCTACCAAACGTTGTCCTTTTAAAACTTTACCAATTACTTTTACTGGAACTTTACCTGCTAAAGCAACATAGGGATGAGTCTCGTTAGAACCACCACCTGCATTCATAGCATAAGCAGGCTGGGAAGAAATCACTCCAAAAACATCAGGGGTACTTTCACGATCAGTTTTTGTAATTTCTTTTTCTCCTCCAATCATTACAACATCCCCATCTTCTAACAACATATCAGACTCAAATCGTTCCGCCAAGTCAGCGTAAAGAGCAGAAGTTGCTTGCCCATAAAAATTAGTAGCATGCATTGAACGCCATTTATTAGCTGCACCTCCAAGATCATAAGTAGTAGTAGCATTAGGATAAAAACCTCCAACATTAGCTAAAGTACGAAGTGTCCCTCCTGTAACAACTCCTAGTTGATTAGTAGGAAGCCAACTAAGTCCCGTATTGATTTGGGCATTACCGCATAGAGCGGGAGTAGTTTCACTGCCGCCACCAAGCCGTACTTGTCCAGTTAGATGAGTATTACCATTAACTTCTAGATTAGCTTGGGGTACTCTACCATCATTATACCCGACTGATAAACTTCGAGTAACAGAAACATTACCTGTTACATTTGCAGCATAAGAAATTGAAATGGGATTAGCTAGTTTAGCAGAAGTAATAGTTCCGTCGGCAGGAACACTTACATCAGCAATGGCTCCAGCAGCATTAGCTGTTCTTAAATAAAGACGATTATTAGCAGCACCAGCAGAGTTGCCAACTACACAAATTAACTCACCCTCTTCGAATGCCGTAAATTTCCCTCCAGATCCTAATGCGCCAGCAGTTGCTAAATCTTTAACAATTCTAGTTCCTATTCCAACCCTTGTAAAATTACGAATTATATGCCCAGCCTGTCCTCTAAAGTGATTACTATCTCTAATATAGAGAGCAGCATTAGCAGAATCCCTATAAAGCATTCCATCTTTAAGAGCAGTACTTCCTTCATTAACAACGTCCCCTGCCGCAGGTAATTGATTCCCATAAAAACATCTAAGCACTGCCTCAAAACTACTATTCCAATTCGTGCGTGAAACAGCCAACGTTTGAGACGCTGCTGGTAATGTAAAACTATATGATGACATTTTTTATTTTCTCCTTTTAAATTCCTACTGCTTCTACAGTAACTTTGCCTACGTTTATAAGTCGATCAGCGGCTGATTCTTGATCCTTTCCAGGATAATTAGTACTATCTACTATCGCCCCATTTGAAGCAAAATATAAATTAACATTAGCATATTGATTCGTAACATTACTCACCACAGCTATAAGACCAATTCTAGTATTACTAATAGTAGCTGTTACCGAAGGAGCATTTTTAAATTCAGTACTTATATAATTAAATCCTACTCCATCTTTACCAGCATCAACAGTTGGCCCTTTAGTAAGAATAATATCTTTTGTTTGTATAAAAGTTTGTTCTGCTAATTCAATTGTATAATTTAAAGATTCTAAAAGATAGTTATTCTGAGCTGGATTTGCGTTTTGAACCTGTAATCTTACTTGAAAAAATCTAAATTTCTGATCACTAGCAGTAGCACCCAAAAAACCACTAGCTGTATTAAAGCTTACAAAAGCATTAGTTTTTACATTACCATTTGAAGCCTGAGCAAATACAAAGTTGGTAGGGTCACTTGCCAAATGTACATTACTAGTAGCTAAACGTATATCGACGTTTTGGGTTATAACAGATGGATCACCAAAAAATGATTTAGTAGGAATATCAAGATATTGATTTAAATTAACTATTTTATAGGTAGCTGCGTTTTGAGTTACATTAGGCATTGCATTAGCTGTTATACGATAACGAGTACCTACTCCCGCAACAACTTGAGAAGTATAGACATTTCCTAATTCAAGAGCCACTGCATTTATTTTACCTGCAATTAATGCAAAAGAATTAGCATTAGCAACATCTCCAGCATGCTGCCCTGAATTCCAAATAGCATAAATATTTCCACTAAATACTTTAGCATCATTTAATGTAGAAACTGATCCTGATAGATCGGTTGAATTAGACGTTAATGTATGAGTAATAAAATTATCAAAAGCTAATGTTTCGGAACTAGATACAATATGATCACTAAGAAAGTCACCAATTCCTATGCTTCCAGATGCAGCTTTATCTATAAGAACGTTAGCTGATCTTATTCCTGGTCGTCCTTTATGTACATCACTTGTTGCCGAAACTATCTCTATACCTTGAGAACTACCCCAAGTATCTGAACTAACTACATTAGAACTTAAAGAAACTATAATTTTACCTGTTACATTAGATCCTAAATCTCGAATTTGAGCTATATACTCAGCTGCTCCTCCAGAAGCAATACGATCATGAGCATCATCAGTTTCACTCCAACCACTTGCTGTTCCATTAGAATTATCTATTTTTGTACTGGGCGTTTGAGCAGTAATCGTAGCATCTCGAAGTAATCTATCTGCATAAACTAATCCATCTCTATTTCCCGTATCACTCGGAAAATTAGTCTCTGCAGAATTAGAATTTGTAACTGCTGCTCCCAACTTAGTATTAGCAAATGGTTTATTAGGAGAACTTTCACTATAAGCTTTGTAAACATCTTGTGATTGTGAGCGACGAGCTTGAAATTGGTAACCAGTATAATCAGCACTTGCATTTCTACTTGTATCTACTGTACGAATTATATAAGTACCCATTTCATAATCAGGTACAGGAATAGTTACATTAGTAGCAGGAGCAGATACTAAAGCTACTTCACGCGCACGTCCAAATGCAGCGGACAAGTCGCTCTGACTATCTACATCTATTTTCTCTGTTAGTCTTCTGATTTCAATATGTTCTAAATCCAAATCTTGAAGAATAGGTGCTCCATCGGTTCCCACCGTTACTGGTAGGGTCCAATTCATCACTATATTATTATCATTTTGTCCAACAATAAAACTTAATACGTTAGAAGGTTGTTCAGTTTTACCTATAATTTGTTGACTAACTTCATGAGAAATACCTCTAACGTCTTTATTTAAAGGAGTAACTCTAACTAAGAGAGTAATTTGTCCTTGAACTATTCGATCAATGTTTTGTAAAGTAAATCTTATTACTCCATCCTCTGCACCTTCTTGATTAACTTTAACGGTATTAAAAGAAGTTAACGGTAATAATTGATTAACATTACCGATAATTTGAGCAGTTCCAGAAATCCTATAAGAAATTTCATAGTCAGTTACTGATTGATTCTCAATAGTATCAAAAGAAATGGTTGCACGAGTAGAAATACCTCTTGTCGTATCAAGATATAAACTTTCTGTAATAGAAAGATTTTGAACTCTCTGAATTGGTATCTGTCTAACAACAACTGATTGACTTGTATAAGGACTAAATCTTCCTGCAGAATTTTTATTTCGGGCTCTTACCGCATTTAAACCTATAGGAACATTAGGAATAATTTTTCGAGAAGGTTGACCAAAGAAATATTGTTCATACTCAAGTCTACTTGCTAATTGATAAATTTGATTATTAGCCAAATTCCAATTACCTGGATGAGCTGTAACATTATAATCAAAAGTTAGAGTATTAGAAGTTTGAAGAACATTTCCTATAAATCCTAATGGATCATTTGTAATATTAATTAAAGTTGCTCCACCAACATTAGCTCTAAGAGGAGTACTTAGAGTAAGACGATAAACAGTATTAGCAGTAATTCTTGCATTATAATCTTCAGGAAAATGGGGGTCATAACTTACATTAGCTACAGCATAAGTATTTCCTGTAAATAATGTTACATTATCGCCTTTTTCAATCGCAGGAACAGTATAGTAAGTAGCCTCAGTACGGGATCTTTGAGGGTTATTAACACTGTCAAAATCAAAATTAAGATTATTACTATCAGCTGTAAAAGAATAATCAGAATCAGTTATTAAAATTCCATCAATATAAAATTTGATAAAATTCTTATCCTTAACATTAACTCCAAGTGGTAAAGTTTTATTTCCAGTAAATCCTTTAACATTATTGTCAAGAATTAAAGTCCTAGTAGACCCAGCAACATAAACATTTCCTGCTTTAACAGTATTCGGTCTCCAT